CTCCACGACACAACCGGCGCACCGATGGACAACGAGGAGGGTTTCCCTCCGGCACTCCGTGACCGTATCAACGAGCGGTTTGACGGAGCGGACACCGAGGCCCGCATGGCCACGGCCAGCGAGGTCACGGTCAACAAGGACAACACCACGTGGGAGGTGCTTGAGTGGGAGCAAGACGGCGAGACCGTTGTGTGGGGTGTTGAGTTACAAGAGATCTCGTGGCAAGAGAAAAACCGGATCTTCAAGGATAACGTCAAGCAAGTGGGTGGCTCCGGGCAACTTGAGGTTGACACCTATTACCGAGACGTGGCCGAGGCCATGATTGTCTCCCATACGCTTGAGGAGAGCATGGGCCTCACCACTATCCTCACGGGCCTCAAGGTGGACGTGGGTGAAAAGTTGGAGCCGCACCTCCCGGATCCGGTGGGTCAACTTGAGGAGGAGGAGGCAAAAAACTAAAAGCGGCTCTCCGCCGCTCAAAGACCCACGACATTGCGATACTCCAACACAAACCCATGGTGATTGAGACGCTCCTCGTCAAGGAGGCCGGCTTGAGCATGGCGGACCTCCGCGGGGAGACCGTCCACGAGACGCACGAGGAGCCGCGTGGTGGCCTCCTCGCATGGGTGCGCTCCAAACTCCCCGGCATGGACCGCGGCACCGTCACGCGGCACGTGACGAGGGAGACGCCGGGCATGACGGAGCGGGAGGTCCTCCAACGCTGGTTGCTCCACAATGAGCACGAGCGTATGAAAAACGAGGAGGAGAAAAAGGCGGCCAACAAGGCGGAGAGCAAGGCGAGGACTCACTAATGGTAACAATTGGATCTCTCACGTGGACGGCGAAAGTTGAGGGTGCTGGCAACGCTCAACGCAAGGCCGACAACGTGGCCGATAGCATGGAGAAAGCGGACGAAAAGGCCAACGGCCTCAACTCCCGGTTGGGTCAAACGAGTGGACGGCTCTCCACGGGTGCCAAAAAGACTCGGCGGTTGGGCACCCGCATGACCTCGTTGACGGGTATCCTCGGCCTCGTCACCAGCGGTCTCTTTTTCCTCGCTGGCACGGCCTCCTCGGCGTGGGCCGCAATCGGCGGCTTGTCCGGCATAGTGGCAACACTCACCGGGTGGATCTCCACCGCGGCGGGCCTCGCAAGCGGGTTTGTCTCGTGGTTGGCCGCCGGATCCGCCGGAGCACTCGCGTTTGCCGCGGCTCTCGGTGCCGCCGTGGGCTTATTCGTTGTGTGGATCTTGCACATAACGGGTGTCATGGATTGGGTGAGACGCCTCGGTGCCATGATTGGCACCTCGCTCCCCGCGTGGGCACGTGACGGTCTCCTTGCCCTCATTGGCATATTTGCCGGGCCGCTGGCCGTCATCGGCGGTTTCATCAACGGTTTCATTGAGGGCACCATGAAGGGTGGCCTCGTGCAAGGGATTGAGACCGGCGTGGCACGGGCAACGCAAGTCTTTGATACCTTTGCCGGAGCCGTGGACCGGACCATGGAGCGGGCACGCTCGTTTGTCGTGGACGGCTTGAGCGGTCTCGGTGACATGGCGGCCACCCAACTCAAGGGAGGCTTTAACGCCGTGGTGCCAAACCAACTCAATATCCCGCAAATCACAATCGGTGGAGGGTCCATTGCTGGCCGAGATCTCCCGAGTGCCACAATCGGTGGCGGCTCCATTGACCTCCCGCAACTCGCAACGGGTGGCGTGATTGAGCGGACGGGGATAATCATGGGTCACGCTGGTGAGCGAGTCCTCAACACCGCCGAGGTCTCCCGCACCGGCGAGGCCGGCGGGCCGTCACCCATGGGAGGTGGCGGCGGCGTGAGCATTGGCGAGATCCGCGTGGAGTTTGGAGACCAAACGCTTGACCTCACCAACCTCACGCAAGCGGACAAGGAGGAGATTGCCCGCCTCGTGGCCGAGGAGACGGGCCGTGAGGTTGAGGCCACCATTGGAGGTGGACTATGACCTCCACGGGTATCACCCTCGTCAAAAATGACGGGAGTGAGACTTTCACGCTCAAAGTCACCAACGTCAAGGTGCAAGTGAGCAACAACGTCATTATCAAGTCCATCCTTTCGGCGGTGGGTGGTCTTGCTGGTGCCAACCCCGTGCTCTCAAAGGAGGCATACCAACTCTCCGTGGTCATCAAGGACATGGACGCAAGCGATTATCCCAACTCGGGCACCTACTCCGTCACTCCCAACACCCACGCTTACGGCCAGCACAACGAGTTGCTCCGGGTGGCCGCCGAGTGGGGGCCAACGCAAGCGGACGGTCTTGACACCCTCAACTATGACGGACGGAGCATTAGTGGTGTCATATCGGATCTCCAACTTAGCGAGGACCGCACCAGCGACAACCAGAGGCAATACACCGGCACGTTAGAGTTTACCCACTTTGACGTTTACATAGGGTGATATTCCTATGGTAACGTGGGAGGTCCTCGTTGAGGGCACGGCGGTGGACGCACTCGTGGACGTAAAGCCACAAGGAGCCGACGAGGGCAACCTCGCACGCTCACAAGTAGTGTGTGGCAACACCGCCAGCAACCGGGCAATCCAATCCGCGGACTCGGTGACAATCAACAAGAACGGGAGCGAGGAGTTTACCGGATCCGTGGTGAAAAAGCCAACCACGGGAGAGAAAGGAGACCTCCTTGAGTTGGTGGTGGCCGACGAGAGAGCGGAGTTATTCTATGAGGAGGTCCACCGTCCGTTTTACAACATGGACACCGGCACGCTCGTGGAGGAGGCAATCAACCAGCGTGCTCAAACGCTCAACGCGGTCACTATCCACGAGGGTGACGAGTCCGGGAGCGAGTGGGATAGTGACGCACCGATTTTTGAAAAGTCGGGTTTCACCAGCAAGCGATACCGGGAGCGAGGAGACAACCTAATCTTTGTCGGGTGGCGCGAGGGTGCCAGCGGCGCTTACTCGGCCACGTTTGACGCCGTGCCCACCGCGGCAATCCCCGGTGACGGGCAAATCTCCCGGCTCAAGACTCGGTTGCTGGCCAACAACGCGGGAGACCAAATTAGGGGTGAGTTGGAGTTGACGGACAACGCCGGCAACACCTACATTTGGAGCCTCCCCCGGCTCACCACCGACTTTAACGAGTATAACCTCCGGGCCGAGGACGCCAGCACGGAGGCCAGCATTGGGAGCGTCAACGGATCCGCCGGCACGCTTGAGTATCGGTTTAATCTCACGGGAGAGTTGAGTGAGCCGCGGGCCGTGCTCATTGACTATGCGGAGACCCTCCCGTTTAGCCTTGAGAGCCGTGACACCACGCTCACCACCAACGGCGTGCAAACCACGGGCCGGAGTATCTCCCGGCGGTTTGACGCCTCAATCATGGAGATCCTCAACGAGTTGAGCGAGGAGGACGGCTTTACCTCATACGTGGAAAGCGCGGATCTCAAGTATGAGCCGAGTGGCCAAACCACGGCCTCCAAAACGATTGACTATAACAGCACTCCGGTGGTGGACTATGACGTTGAGCGAGACTATGACCGGATTGTAAACAAGTTGACCGTGCAAGGGTCCGGTGACGTGCAAGTGACGGTGGAGAGCAAGGGGAGCATACAGTTTTACGGCCTCGCTCCCCGCGAGGAGCAACTCGTTGACAAGGAGATCCAAACCCGTGACGAGGCCCAACAACGCGGGGAGCAAATCCTTGATAAAAAGGCGTGGCACGAGAGTGCGCTCTCGTTTTCGGTGGCGGACTCAACGTATAGCAACGTCCGCGTGGGTGAGGCAATCCAAATCACGTGGCCTCCCGATGACGTGGACGGTGAGTTTATCGTATCGGGCAAGGAGGTTGACAATAGAGGGATTGTGACGCTCAAGGCCACCGGGAGCACGGAGACCTAATCATGACCTTTACAGATAGTGAGTTGACGGCGGAGAAAAAGTTGATTTGGGCCGGCCTCAAGCGTGCCCAACAAGACTTGAGCACCGTCAAAAAGGAGATTGACAAACTCTCAAGCAACGTGGATTGGGCAACGTTTCAAGGACACCTTGACGCTTATGACCTTGACAATGACGGCAATGACGAGGACATTAGCGACTTTACCCAATTCCAAACATACCTTGAGACGGAGCACGGCTTTACCGCGGACGAGGCCACCACCTTCATTGATAAAATCAAAAACTCGTTTTCAGATACGGACTCAAGCGGCTCCGTATATGACGAGTTTGAGGACTATGTGGAGGGCACGGCCACGTCTTTCACACAACTCCAAAACAAGTTTGGCACCACCACGAGCGTGACCACGGAGCAAAAGACCGAGGACGGGCAACCCGTGGCCGGGATACGGGTGCATGACACCGCTGGTGTCTCATACGCTGGTGTCAATGTGGAGCCGGGCACCACGGAGGTCTTTGGCCGGCGGATTGAGTTTAGCCAACAAGATCCGCCGCGGGCCGAGGACGGAGACATTAGTTACTCCAACCTCGCCACCGATGACGCCGACAACGTGGTGACGGTCTTTGCGGACATAGAGATCTCGGCGGACGTGACCAACACCAACTCGGGAGACCGCAAAGTTACGGTGGCGCTCACTCGTGACGGATCCGTGGTGCAAGAGCGGACGGTCACGGTCAACGGTGGCGGCACCAAAACGGTTGCTTTCACCGAGTCCTATGACTCGTCCGTATGCTATGATTACAGCATTGGCGGACTCTCCCCAATCACGGTTTGTTGGGTGCCAGCCGGCTTGCAAGTGCTGTAAGGAG